TTTTAGTTTTTTTTTGATATTTTTGTAAGTCCACAAGTTTTCTAATAGCTACTTGACAAGTAAGAGCATCATCAATATTTCTATCAGGACACCCCTTTACTTCCAATGACCCCACAATATATCCTCTCTTATTCTTCAAGTCATAATCAACAGAAGCAAACTCACCCCTGTCAATAGAAATAAGGTCAAATGCGTGACAAAATAAGTCACTTGCTTTCTTTTGTCTTTCTCTGTCTTTAACAGTTTCATACTTCATAATAAATATATAGCGACCTAGAGATGAGGGGTTTGACCCTCAATCTCACAGTCT